TACATTGCCTTTCGCTAAATAATCAGCAGTCTGTTGCCTTATTAATTCGCGATCTTTGTCTTTTAGTTCAATGCTTTTGTGTGCTGTAAAACGCTGTGATATTGTTTCTGGGATAATCATAATTTCATCAACTCAATTCTGTAAAGTTTATCGTATAGCGAGTGCGCCATTTCCTGCGCGTCGTTGTATTTTGTGTCAGTGTCGTCCATTTCTTCGATAAAAATTGACTCAAATAAGTTTACCCATAAGCAAGCTTTCTCGTGACAGTATTCTGATTTCTTGTCTGATATTTCGATAGTCATAAAACTAACTCCCAAAGTGCAATTATCAACGTCGAATAAACGATTACGATCATAATTAATGCTACATCTTTTCTCATAAACACCCCATGAAAACTGATAAAAAAGCGTAACTTGTGATTACGCCAAAAAGGAAACAAATTACCGCGTCTTTAATCATCTTATATCTCCGTTCGTTAGTGATGATTAAATATAAATAATTATTTTGAGATTATCAACAATTATTTTTAAATAAATATCAGAACGGAATATCAGAATCAAAATCAGCAGCATTAGGCAAGATTTGATTAGGACTAGAATTTGCAGACGGATATTGCGGAACAGGCTTAGGCGCATCGTTTTGACGCGATATAAGCTCAATGTTATTAATCGTCATCTTAAGCTTCGTTTGTAATCCGTTTTTGCCTTGAAATGCGTCAGGCTCTAAATCGTCGCCATGTATTACTATTTGCACACCCTTAGTCAAATACTGTGCAAGCTTTGCGCCTCTATCTCCCCATAAAGCGCCATCAATCCAAACTGTGCGCTTGTTATCACCATAGCCTACGTCATACGCGGCTACAATTTTACAGACTTGTTTACCGTTTGGTGTTGTTGCTAATTCTGCGTCTTTGCCTAGTCTTACTAATTTACTGAACATATTATTTACCTTATTTTGTGGGTTATATTTCGTTATTATGCTTTTCTACACCAAGCAAATAAATTAGTTCTTCAAGTGCTTTTATCAATCCATCAACATCGTCTGTTTCTAGCTCTATTGCTTGATGTCTATCATTAGTCCAATCGAGTCGGATTTCTTTTTTAAGTCTGTTTAATAACACAATTCTTTCTATTTTTGCTGCCATTTTATCCGCCTCTCTTATAAGTAATAATTTTTTTAACATTAATAGCATCAAGCAGCTTATGGTTAAAACTGCCTTTCAATGCGTTTGAAATATCAACTTGATTAACGCCTAACTCGCTCGCTAACTCTTTTTGCGACTTATTCCTAAGCATTTTTTGAATAATTTTTGTTATCTGTAGCTCTGTCATACTCACCTCACTTTGTTGTAAAAAAATAAATAATAATTATTGACGTATAATATTTTCTTTTTTAATATGTGTCAATACTAACAAAAAGAGGATTGAGAAATGATAGATCAGAAAACTACGGGGTTTAAAATAGCAATAGGAAATATACCAACCTATATGGATAGGTTTGACAACTTAATAACGGGGCGGCGTGAGGTTTATATTTATAATAAATTAGTTGGATTTATTGATCGTCATGCAATAACAGAGTTAAAAAAAGTTTATCCGTATATTTCAGAGTTTGGAAAATTAAATGACTTACCAAAAAATTATATAAAAAAAGAGGGTTGATAAATGATTAAAAAACTTATACAAGAATTAGAAAATTCTGAAGCATCAAGAAATAAATTAATGGATATGCGAAGAAGGGTCGATGCTCATATCAATTATGAAGCGCATAAATTTACCGATGCTGAAAAAGAATGGAGAAAAAACAATAAACGATGGATTAACGCAATGATAAAAAATAACCCTGCTGAACCAACTTTGGAGAATGAATAATGCTAGATAAATCAATAATTGCAGAAGAACGTACAATCAAGCTCGCACTCGATGCGGCGAATTTAAGTTACCCAATCGACCATGAGCGCGTTCGTATAATTAAGCGCGTTCAGAAAACTAAAGAAGCGGACATGGATACTATTCTTAAGTATCGTGACTCGCGTAATTTGACTAGAGGTGATGAATAATGAATATAGAAGAATTAAAATTAATTATTGAACTTATGAATAATATAGGCGAGTCAACAAGCTATGCTTTTATTTTATACTGCTTGAAAGATTCATTAAATATAACATTATTTATGGGATCAATTATCTTAATAATAAAAATTGTTTTTAATCACATTACTTTATTAGATGAAAGTCGAAAAAATATTTTTAGGCTAGGGAAATCCATGAAAGACGAAAGAGGATATTCTTATGCTAATCATTCTGCGAGTGAAATAGTAAGCAAAGCTATTGATTTAATTAACAAAAATAAAGGCGAATAACATGAACGAACTACTAGACTCAATCGCACCAAAAAGCGATCAACTCAATGCCGATGATCTTATCGGGCGCAATCTAACAGTTAAAATTACTGACGTTGTAATCAAGGGCGGTGAACAGCCAGTGTGGGTTTATTACGATGGCTGCAACAATAAACCTTATAAGCCTAGCAAGGGTATGCGTCGCGGCATGATTGTTTGTTGGGGAGCGCAAAACAAAGGGCAAGACTGGAAGGGCAAGACAATGACATTGACGCGCAATGAAGATGTTTTATGGCAAGGTAAGCCAACAGGAGGCATACAGATAAGCCATGCTAGTGACATTGATAAACCAGTAACGTTTATGCTCACTGTGTCGCGTTCTAAGCGTATTCCATTCACGATAAATCCTTTAGTTACTCAGCAAAAAGTTGAGTCTAAAGAAGTTATTACAATGAGAGAGTCGTTAGAATCAAGCGCAAACTTAGGCACTGACTCACTTAAAGCCGCATGGGAAAAGTTAAGCAAAGAAGATAGAAACGCTGTAGGTGGCGCGGCATATCTAAACACACTGAAACAAATTGCACAAAAAACCGATGAACAACAACTCGCTAACGATGACGATGGGATTTAATTATGAATACGCTAATAAAAGATATGCCAAGTGCCGAGTACCATGCAACAAAAACTTTATCAGCAAGCGGTTTGAAACTGCTTAAGAAGTCACCATTGCACTACTGGGATCGTAACTTAAATCCTGATCGTGAACCGTCTAAGCCAACGTCATCAATGGCGTTAGGTACTGCGACACATACAGCAATACTTGAATCAAGTGAGTTTGACAATCGTTATATTGTCGTTCCTGAAGGTCTTGATGGAAGAACAACCGAAGGAAAGCAAGCAAAAAAAATAATCGAGGAAAGCGGTAAAATTGCTATCTCGCATAACGACTTCCAAGATGTTAAGGCAATGGGCGATGCAGCTAAAAATAACGAGATAATGCGTTTAATATTTAGCATTGAGCATAACGTCGAACACTCAATCTTCTTTGAGCGCGACGGGGTTAAGTGTAGAATACGTCCAGATTTTTATATTGCGCCATGTTACGACTATCCTAACGGTTTAATTATGGACGTTAAAACAACACAAGATGCAAGTCAGCATGGATTTAATCGCACGATTGATACATACAGCTATGACCTACAATGCGAGTTTTACAGCTACGGGTTTATGCAGTATTTTGAAACTACTGAAAAACCAAAGTTTTTATTCTTTGCCATTGAGTCATCAGCACCATACGCTAATGCTGTGTATGAACTTCCTGACGATGTTTATCAGTTCGCTACCGTACAGAACGAAAAACTTATTGATCTGTACAAGTCGTGCCTAGAATCCGGCGAATGGCAAGGTTACAGCAAAGAGATCGTTATGCTTAATGCGCCACAATGGAAGCAAAACATGATCGACAGCGAGTTATACGACGCTGACTTCGAAGAACTATGAGAACAAAGCACAGGCAGCGCGATGAACTTGGTCTAGTCGCGTGATGTAGGGGTACATCAGCCTGTGTTTTCCTAAACAATTTAACTTATGTGGAATTTAAAATGTCAGTAACTTTACGACCATATCAAGAAAAAATAGTCGATCTTATACGCGATGCTTATCGTACAGGCTCAGACTTTCCGTTAGTTGTGCTTCCTACTGGTGGCGGCAAAACAACAATATTTGCTTCGGTAACTGCGAGTGCTAATAAGAAGGGCAATACTGTTTTTTTACTTTGTCATCGTGCTGAGTTAGTCAAGCAGATTGCAGATACACTTGCCAGGTTCGAAGTGCTGCATAATATCATTGCGCCTAACACGATTATTAATCAATGCAGACTTGAGCAATGGAAAAGTTACGGAGCATCATTCGTTGATTATAAGGCGAAAGTTTTTGTATGTTCTGTGCAAACATTAGTTAAGCGGTTAGATAAAATGCAGTATCTACCAGATTTGATTGTATGCGACGAAGCACATCATCTTACTAAAGGCTCTACATGGGGCAAGTGTATCGACCATTACCCTAACGCTAGAACATTACTTGTAACAGCAACTCCATGCAGACTTGATGGCAAAGGTTTAGGCAAGCCAAGCGGTTATGCTGATAAGTTAATTATCGGTCAAGAAATGCGATGGCTCATTGATAACGGTTATTTGTGTGAGTATAAATACTTCGGCATACCGTCAAACATTGACCTAAGAAACGTTAAGAAAATAGGCGGCGATTACAAAGTATCAGAGTTAGAAACGGTTATTGATACGCCTAAAATTATCGGTGATGCAGTAGAGCATTATAACAGACTGGCTAAGGGTAAACGTGCTGTAGTATTTTGCTGTACGATTAAACACGCAAACCATGTTGCTGATAATTTTAATGCTGTAGGTATCAAGGCAGAGGTGTTAGAAGGTGCTACGGAATTGGGCGAGCGTAAGTTAATGATCGAACGGTTCAGGGCAGGCGAGACACTGATACTTTGTTCGTGTTCGGTAATTTCGGAAGGCTTCGATTTACCCGCTATTGAAGTTGCAATATTATTACGACCAACGTCAAGCATATCACTTTATTTGCAGCAGGTGGGCAGAGCGTTACGCATGAGTGATGGCAAAGATTATGCAATAATTATAGATCATGTAGGTAATATTCGTCATGGCTTTCCAGACGACGAACGAACATGGTCGTTAGATGGAGAAGTAAAAAACAAAACTAATCCAGAAGAAAAAGACATAAAAATTAAAACGTGTCTCGCTTGTTTTATGGTATTCAAGTCTGGTGATAAATGCCCGTATTGTCATACCAGAGTAGAAATAAAAAATAGGAAGTTATCAGAAGGCGATGGAATACTTGTCGAACTAACGAGAGATGAAAAGAAAATAATTAAGGAAGCGGAAGAATTTGAAAAGCTTGTTGAGTCAAAGAAGCGCAAGACAGAGGAAGGACAATGCAAGACGTTAGATGATTTTATTGAGTTAGGTAAAGATAGGGGGTATAAATATCCTGAAGCTTGGGCTGAGAAACGATATTCATTTAGGAGAAAAATATGAGCAAATTACCTAGCAAGGAAAAAATAATTGAATATTGGCTTCCTATATTGGTAAGAATGGGTCTTGAAATAGATGATGAATTGATACATAGGCATCAATGTTTTATTTGTGCAAATGGTCATGGATTAGAAAGAGCGCATATAAAAGCAAAATGTGAAGGCGGCAGTGATGATGTAAAAAATTTACATATTTTATGTAAAAAATGTCATTTTGAATCTGAATTTATATCAGGTAAAAAATATTGGAAATGGTACAGATACAGGAGGAATGTAGCTGTATATGAAACTGTTAGAACATTAATACATACACATAAGTGAGAAAAATATGAGAAGCTACGAACTAATCGAACAAAAAGATTACATCGCTAAAATGGTAAACGATGGCAAAGGACTAACATACATAGCTAGACTGTTAGAATGTGCGCCACCGACACTTTATCGCTTTTGTGATAGGCATGGCATAGACTATCGCAATCGCGTTGTCGTCAATGCAAACTTTAAACGCAATGATGCTGATTATGTGGAGAATCATAAAGGCTCATTTATTTGCTCGGCTTGGAGATAATATGAGCGAAAAAAACATACAGTCAGAAATAATGCTAGAACTATCTAAGCGCGGCATACTTGTTTGGCGTAATCAAGTCGGTACGTTTAGAGCATTGCACTCAGACGGAATAATAAAAATAGGTCAAGCGGGGCAGCCTGATTTAATGGCAATAATGGAGATAGAAATAACTCAGGAGATGGTCGGTAAGAAACTCGGTACTTTCGTTAGTATCGAGGTCAAAGCACAAAAAGGTATACAAGCTAAACAACAAAAACTATGGCAATTCGCCGTCGAAAAGCGGCATTGCAAATACAAACTCTGTCGCACTGTACAAGATGCAGTTGACTTAATAACAGAAAATATAGGTAAATAAAATGAGTAAAAATGCTAATGATATTTATAAATTAAAAATGCACGAAACTGTAATTATGATTGACAGCAATGGAGATGAAAATAGAGATGTACATATTACTAGAGTGCCTAGCGGGTGGATTTATACTTTTGTTAAATTTGGCTGCAATGACAGCGCACAAAATTTATTTATCCCATATCAAAGACAGCAGCCTACTCAATAATAACTTTACTTATTGCAGTTAATTAAATAACCTAGCTTGCCTTGCCCTAGTCGTCGCTTGCAACTTCGATGAATACGCCCCCACAGCGCGGGCAAGGCTCTTAATAACAATGTGGGATCATGTGGATAATAACAAATGGCAATCGACCTTGTAAGCTTTAAGCACTCTCTAAATATCGTTGACGTTATCAGTTCAGTATTACCACTCGTTAAGCGTGGCGTAAACTATCAATGCCCATGCCCATTTCATAACGAAAAATCTGGCTCGTTTACTGTCAATCCAGACAAGCAATTCTATTACTGCTTCGGTTGCGGTGCAGGTGGCGACGTTATCGGCTTCTACATGGATTACAACAAAGTATCGTTTCTTGAAGCTGTAACGCATTTAAGCAATGGCACAATACAAAATATCAGTGACGATGACAGGCAACAATATAACGAGCAAGTCGAAGAACAAAAACGACTACGCGAAGAAGAACAAAAACAGCGTCGTGATGATGCTGCTAAACTTGCCAACGAGATTTGGAAGTCTGCTACCGATGCAAGTTATCCGCTTCATGACTATCTGGCCCGTAAGCAGGTGGCGTCGCATGGATTACGCACAGGCTCATTACCTTACTACGACAAGATGATACCTAATGCGCTATTTGTGCCGGTGATGAATGGCAATAAAATAGTTAGCTTGCAGGCAATTTTTGACACTGCCGATAACCCGATGAATCGTACTAAAACTTTTCTCTTTGGTGGCGAAAAAAAATCATGCTTCTTCAGGCTCGGCAAAACCACTGACATAGCAGATCAAATTATCGTTATCTGCGAGGGATATGCAACGGCAGCAAGCATACATGAAACAACTAAATATCCTGTGTTCATGGCTTTTGACTCTGGCAACTTAATCCATGTTGCTGAAAAAATACGGAAGTCTAAACCTAAGTCTCGTATCATCATTGCAGCAGATAACGACAGGAAGAATGAAACTAATACTGGTGTGATTAAAGCAACAGAGGCCGCTAAGGCTATTCATGGCTTTATAGCAATCCCTCAGTTCAAAGATATGGCAGACTTAACGCTATCCGACTTCAACGACTTGCACGATGAACTCGGTGGCGATGCTGTCATTGCACAGATCAATGCTGCGCTTGAACCAGTTAAGGCAATCGAAACAGTCGAAACGAAGGCAGTCGGTGATGCGACTAACCGTTATGATTATCTGCCTGATACCACTGGCAAGGACTTCAAGCCAATATCAACCATTGAAAACTTAATTGAAATACTGCGACGACTCAACATTACAGCAAAATATAACATCATAAAAAAAGAACAGTGTGTCGAAGTGCCTGACATGAAGTACACGCTTGATAACCAGGCTAACGCTAAGTACGCGCATATCAAGTCTGAGTGTGCAAGGTTTAAATACCCTACAGGTAACTTGATGGATTTTTTAACAAACATTGCCGATGCTAACTCGTTCAATCCTGTTAAAGATTGGATTTGTTCTGTGCAATGGGACGGCAAGTCACGATTAGCAGAGTTTTACGCGACGATAACGACCAAGCCTGAGCAAATGCAGTTGAGGAACATATTAATCAAACGGTGGCTTATCAGTGCCATTGCGAGTGCGTTCTCCGATAACGGTGCAGCAAGTGCCGGTGTATTAGTTTTACAAGGCGCACAGAACTTAGGTAAATCCGCTTGGTTTAATAAACTTACCGATCAGCATGGATTTACACTCGATGGCTTCGTTTTACGCTGTGACGACAAAGACAGCGTTAAGCAGGCTATTAGCCACTGGCTAGTTGAATTAGCAGAGTTAGATAGCACGTTTAAGAAGTCTGAGTTAGCAGAGTTAAAAGCATTTTTGACGCGCAATCGTGACGTTATGCGCTTGCCATACTCACCTAAAGACAGTGAGTTTGTGCGTCGTACAGTATTTTGTGCAACAGTTAATCCGAGTTCGTTTTTGCAGGATCACACTGGAAACAAACGCTTCTGGGTTCTTGAGTGTCTACATATCGACTACGATCACAAGATTAATATGCAGCAACTATGGAGAGAAGTACATGATACGCTATTCGCAAAAGGCGAACCCTGGCACTTAACGAAAGAAGAAAACGAGATGCTAACTAAGTCGAACACTGACTTTGAAACAATCGACCCCATCGAAGAAATGATATTAGGCAAATATAACTTCGAGTCTGATAGCAAATACTGGCGCGATTACCTGTCAGCAACAGAGATACTTAAGTCAATCGGCTATGACAAAATAAACAATCAAGAGTGTGCAAGGTGCGCCCATGTTGTTAAAAAACTTAATGGCAATGTTGAGAAGAAAATAAATGGATATAGGAAGTTACTTATTCCATTGCTTAGGTAAATTCGATTTTGAGATTTCAAATTTCAGATTTTGATTTTCAGATTTCGAAAACTAGATTTCGGATTAAGTCAATTCCTAAATCTCAAAACTGAAAAATGGGTTTTTGATTGATTACTTTGGCGCAGTCCGGTGCTGAATATGCTTGTTTTTGCCAAAAAATGTATGTAAGCGCTAACTAGCTTTATGAATTTAGCAAGTTTTGCATGATCTAAAATCGTAATCATAAGAGCCTTAAATTTAGCGTATTGGTGCTTTATATATCATAGTCATTACTACCCTATGCTGATTTATTGTGTGGCTTATATCGTAATTCCTTGCCTTGTTGTTATTGCATTGCAAATGTACATGCGAAAAAAAAGAGCCATATGGCTCTTAATTTGTTTTTGTGTTTGGTGCCGATCATGCGACGTTATCGCTAATAACATAGTCACGAACTATATAATCTATGCCATTTTTTACGATATACAATGTGCCACTATTCGAAAAAATATGACAATATACACGATAAGTTTTTGCGCTATCGTTCAATTTTAACATATATTGCGTGGCTAATTTTTTACCGTAACCGGTGGCTGTTTGCATTAATCCATGTTTATGACAGTAAAGCTCTTTAATAAACACTTCTTTAACGTTTGTTTCTTCGATGTATTTCAATGTTCTCATTTTGTCACCTCATTATTTTTAATAATTAATCGCTCAATAAATTTTCCGCGCTTTACATTTGGAAGCATATCTATAACCGATTGAGGCAGTCTGATAGCTAGTGTGATTCTATTTTCTTTTTGTTTTTTGAAGTCTGTCATGATTAATTCCAGGTTAGTTAATGTTTAATATTCGCTTGGTGGTATTGTGTTAATCATAATGTGATATTGTTTTTGCTTTTTTGCTTTTTTAACAAAATCACGTTTATAGATATTTAAAATTTCACCTTTTTTGTAAATCCTTGTTTCTTTCATTATTTTGATATTGATATGAAATTCATTTTCAATATCAAAACTAACGAATTTAGCCTTAATTAAACCTAAGTGAAAACTATCGTAATATTGATTCATAAATTACCTTTTTATTCCAGGTTAGTTATTGTTTAATACTCTACGTTTAAAACGTATTATAAAGCGCACTATATTGTATGTAGTGCGCTTTAAATATGCTTTAAAATTATCTAAAAATTTCCATGTCACGAACTGTCATTATTTCAGAGCCCACTGGCATAATCGTATACAAAACATTTTTTTTGACTAATACGCTTAGTCTGTCTACATTCATATAGTAAGAAGTCGGGCCTTTTAGACTATAATAACCACACATTTTTTCTACACTTTGCAGATAGTCACCATTAACTAAACAAGTGCCGGCGCGCGATTCCTCAATTTTAGGCAAAACCCGTCTCCATTCAGGGAATTTACCGTCGCAATCGAACCCCTCATTTATTTTGAAGTTACCCGCTCCGACTGATACAACTTTGCCGGCAGTATCTATATATAATTGAATAAACGATGTTTTTTGTTTTACTAACATATCTATAATTTCACGCTTTATAATTATTGGTAGAATGTCAGTATTATCATGATTAATGACTATCATTCTATGGCCGTCAGTAGCTACAATTTTACCTTTTTCAAAAAATACTCCACATAAGTAATAGCGAAGATCTTTTTTTGCCGCAACTAATAACGCTGATTTAAGATGATTCGAATCAATATCAATAATTTTTAAGGCTGATTCAGTGTTTATAATGTTTTGAGTAGTCATGATTTTATTCCTATGATTAAGTTAATGTTTTTTTTGGTACTCTGCAAAATTGCATTAGTAAACGCACTCATTAAAATGCGCTTTAAATGAAATTTAATAGTCTTGTAATAACTCAGCTATTTTTTCTATTTCTTCATTGTTGAAAAACTTAGAATATTTTTTATTTTGACTTAATACGCTGTCATATATCCTGAGAACTTTTATAGAATCTTTTTCATATCCCGATTCGTCGCAAAAACTTTCAAAACTTTCGCCACTACAAGAAAAATCCATGCTAAGTGAATACAATACACTTGCCGCGCTCGGTTTTAATGGCCTACTGTCACTGTTTTTAAGTTTTTCGACGTGTGCTAAACCCATATAAAATGGCAATGAAAAACCGTCTTTTTGTGGCCTTGTAAATTTTACGCGCCACTCATAACATGGCCATTCATCTCGATTAGTCTTTTCTACAAAAAGAGTATCTAATTCGATATTTTTACTAGCTAAAAATTCGTTTATAGCTATTTCTTGCTGATTTAATTTTTTCATTTTTTATTCGCCTTTTAATAGTTGATTAATTGATAATTCTAAATCGTTTAAGTTATAGCATTGAAAAACAATACCGCCACCGAATTGCTTATTATGAAACTTTTTCCCGCCTAACTTTTTTGCGTTTATTAATGCGTTATTGTATTTGCGCGTTATAAAGTCAAAACCTGAATAATCAGCGTTTTGCTCTTTAGTCAGTAAGTTTAAAAAATGGCAAACGTAACGCGGGTTGCCATTAATATCATTATTAATTCGAGTCCAATCTATTTTTAGTTCGTTTTTGTTTGATGGTTTTAGCATGATTTATTCCTATGTTTAAAAGTTAAAATTCTACGTTATTTAAAAACCGTATTATTAAACCGTTTAATTAAAAACGGTTTTAAATAAAGTTTTAATAACCTATCACTTCTATAATTTTTGCCGTAATTTTTAATGGCAAAACATTATTTTCGATTACTTCTAAGACATATTCACAATTCGAAGCAATTTCTACAAAGTCAGTAGATAGCTTATAATTGTATGATTCATCTAAAACTATTGAATCATGTTTAATTTCAGACTTAAAAAGCTTTAAGGAATAATTATCTATTACTCTTAAAGCATAATTGTCTTCTACTATCGTTTTAATATTACTCATTTTTTCACCTATGATTTTAGTAGTTTTAAAAGTTATTTAATTAATGGTTTTGTTCTATACGTTGTAAGCACTGCTACATTGCCAACAATCTCTCTTTTATGACAAGCGAAACTAAATATCTCTTTTGTGCTATATAAGCTCATATCAATAAAAATTACGCTCTTTTCGTTCGTTCTGATAAGTTTCATGTTTTGTATTCCTATCTATGTGAAAAGCTTTTCCCTTCACTTGTGATAATAGTAGTCGCACTACATTATTAATGCAATGCAAAAATACAATTATTTTTAAAATGTATACTAATTTGTATACTCACACGTTAAATATGTATACTTATGAAGAAAACTGTATACTTTTATGTATACTTATCAAAAAAATTGTATACGTTTTAATAAAATCTCATCGTGGGTGAACAAATGACTGAGCTTGCAACTAAGCAATATAAAAAGTTAAGCGATGAGGAAGTACATTTTTGTAAATTGCTAAGACTAGGCGAATCCCAATTTCAGGCATACGTTAAAGCTTTTAAATGTACTGACAAACCAGACAATTACATTAAAACCACTTGTCACAGGAAGTTTAAACAAGCTCACATTCAACACTATATAAAAGCAACTGAGGGAAAAGAAGATAGAATTTATGTTAAGGATCTAATGATTCGTAAAGGCGATAAATGGTCAAAAGATGACAAAATCGAACAATTAAAATCCATGTTATCTCGTGTGGAATTATCAATATCACGTTCTGAAAACAGTGAAAATGGGATTAATACAAGGCTTGTGGATAGCTGGGTCAAAGTTATGACGCTTGCGGCTCAACTCGAATCGCAATTGACTCAAAAGGTCGACGTCACTGTCACTGATAAAGTTAGCTACAATTTTCACGTTGATAGGTTGCCAAAAATAATAAACCAGGCAGACCAGGCAGTTATTGAGCACGAAAAACTAGATTAAAATTCCAGATTGTGGATAACTTTTCAACTGCCAGTAATATTATTGCGCTCTTATTAGCCAACAATCCAATACTTATGCGCGTTGTGTTGATAGTAGTCACTGACATATGCGTATAACCTCCATTATGTTAAATTAGATAAGTCTAATATAACTGTACATTTTTTAACCAATTTCAGTGTTCATCAAGTGTTCATCAAAAAAGCAGTTAAGTTATTGATTCTAAAAAGGAATTCGCGTTTTAAGTGTTCAAGGTGTTCAATAATCGCGTTTTCTATAGAGCCAATGAATATACGCGCTGGCATTGTGTAGTGGTGTAATACTGCTAAATACTTATTTAAAGTCTTTTATATAATTATTGAACACTGACGACACTTAGCACTAAAACGCACTGACAATATCTATATAAATCATACACTTACAGCATAGTCTTGAGAAGTGACACGAAAGTGTTCATCAGTGTCCATCAGTGTTCATCATGTCACCTAAAACACGTTTCCCATATAACAAGCCGGTCTCCGTAGTAAGTAACCACTAACCTGAGAACGATTCGCATTTAGAATCGCAGATTGACCAGGTGACTCCCCCCTTGCTGAGTTGCACAAAGTACAGGTATACCCGCAAGCACAATTTTTGCAATTTAGAAACAAATCTAACGAAATCGCTTAGTTTGAAATCCGTAAAAATTTTTTCTCCCGCTTGCAAAACTTTTGTAGTCGTAATACAATCTTGTCATAGATAATTTATTTGCAGGTTGGTTATGACAGGTTCGGAGAAGTACATACGTCAGAGGCAGTACAGAGAGCGTCAGAAGGAGAAGGCGAGGAGTACGGTTGCTATCATGATGACGGAGGAGGAGGCTGCTGAGGTAAGGTCGTTTCTTAAGTATTTGCGTGGTGAGGAGAAGGCATGAGGATAATAGCACAGTCATCGTTATGGAGGAGAGGAGTAGAATTTTTAATCGCAGATGGTAAGCATAGGGCGAAGTTAGTATTTGAAGAAGTGGAAGAAGGGTTGATAAGTGATGCTACGTTTGCGCTTAATATTGATGAAGCGCAAGGATTGATGGACGACTTATGGAATTGCGGATTGAGGCCGACAGAGGGTAGTGGGAGTGCAGGATCGCTAAGGGCTACTGAGAAGCATTTAGAAGATATGCGTAAAATTGCATTTATGGGTTTGGAGGAGAAGGCATGAGAGTTAAGATAGAGTTCAATGAATGGGGCGAAGTTAGAACAGTTGCGGTTATGCAATACGATAACACATGGGAGTATATTCCGCGTGCTGATGTTGTTCTACAGAAGCCGCGAGATATGAACGGCGAGACTATGCTTTCACAAAAATACCTTGACCTGGCATTAAAGTACAACGAGTTAGCAGACAGGCACATTGCGTTAATGGCGGAGGTAATTAAGGTATGAGCGGCAAGGGTGACAAGCAACGTCCAACGGATACTCGTAAGTTTGACCTAAACTGGGAGTTGATATTTGGCAAGCCTAGCGATGAGCGTCGGGCGGAGATACTTAAATTATTGGCGGATTTAGATAAATGAATATTTTTAATGAAAAAGAGTTAGAAAAAGTTTTTAATGAGTTATTGTATAAACAATTAATTGACGCTTCTGAGAAAATAATTCAAAAGTCTTTAGTTGAATATGAAAAAGAAATTAGAAAGAAAGTTGCTGATTTTGCATTGACGGTTATTGAGTCTAATTATGATATTTCTATGCAACAGAATAGACTGCTTATATCGGTTAAAATAGGGGAGATGAAGTGATGAGACTGAGATATTTTAATGGCGAGTTGGAACAACAGGATACTTATGGTGACTGGATTAAAGTGCCTAAGATTAAAAGACCAGAACACGATAACGATTGTACTTGTAATGATTGTACATTAGTTCAGTTTAAAAAATATAAAGCAAAAACAATCGGGTGTAAAAAATGTGCAGGTACTTCATGCTCTGATTTTAATGCTGTGTACCAAAATGGAATACTTGCAGAGAATAGCGGATTAAAAGCAGAAGTTGGAATATTAGTCTCTCAAAATGTGGGCTTACAAGAAGAAAACGAAAAATTAAAATCAGAAGCATTTATAAGAAAAGTGGAAAATGAATTTCTAGCTAAGGCTATAGGGTTAAAACCATGATGCTATTCATATACCTCACAGTGTACCTATTCCTTATGTGCGTAAATGCAGAGGCGGGATTTTTCGTTAATTTATTTTTGTGGGCATTTTGGCCTGTGACGTTGCCTATTGCTTTGTTGTGGGTGGCTTATAGTGACTGATAGGTGTAATTAAATGGCTAAAAAAGTTGGTTTTTATACGAACAAAAAGGAATTATCAGTCAGAGATAAATCTACTATCGAAAACTTCAAGCGATGTGGCTATGAAGTAGAAATTATAAAATTCGATACCAATGAAGAAATAGAAAAATTAAAAGGTATGAATTTTGATGCTATATATTTGAATGAGAGTGATATTATTGACGTGTAGAACAATGGTAGTTCGTCTGACTGTTAATCAGAAGGTTACTGGTTCGAGTCCAGTCGCGTCAGCCATACAAGAATTAGTATTATTAGCCCAAGAGGGAATCCAGAATATGATCAATGGAAATAAATTACGTCCCTAGCCCAACGGCAGATAGGTTTCATAAGTCGCAGAAAGTTATCCGGTGCTTCAAAGGGCCAGTAGGTAACGGCAAGACTGCTGCGTGTATTAACGAGTTGCTGATGCTTGGTTTTGAGCAATGGCCGAACTCGCAAGGTATTCGTAAGTCGCGGTTTGTTATCGTTCGGAACACATATCCTGAGTTAAGCACGACGACGTTAAGGTCGTGGAAGCAATGGGTGCCTGACTCACTCTGCCCTATCGTGATGAACCCTGTCATTCAAGGCACGTTTCGAGAGTCAGTGGGTGATGGCACGACGGTTGAGATCGAGGTCATATTTTTACCACTTAATTGCGACGAAGATGTGAGTAAGCTCATGTCACTGGAATGTACGGCAATATATTTGAATGAGGCGAAGTTTTTACCATACTCGGTGATTACTGGCGCCAGAAAAAGGATAGGCCGTTATCCTAATGAGATCGACGGTTATACGGATACTGAGACATACAAAGCACCAAGAGATGAGAACGGTGACTACAGGCCGTGTCGTCGTAAGGCGATCATCATGGATACTAACCCGCCAGACAGCGAGCATTGGTGGTATCAGCTCGCGGTAAATGGATTCTTAGACGAGGCAGAAGATAGGGTACAGGCGAAGAAGGATACTGAGGAGTTGTTTGACTTCTTCGATGGGCCGCCACCATTGATAAAACAGGCTGATGGAAGTTACTTAGATAATCCGCTTGCTGAGAACATAAAGCATTTGCCCGATGGGTATAAATATTATCGAGACATGATCGCGGGTAATATGCAAGACGACATAAACGTGAACGTGCTTGGAATGTACGGAAGCGTTAAGACGGGCAAGGTTGTGTATCCTCAGTTCAATGAGACGCTTCATGTGTCTAAGGATAGAATGTTTCCGATTGAGGGGAGGCAGATAGGATTAGGGTGGGATTTTGGTTTAACACCGACGTGCATCATTGGCGACATAACACCAAAGGGTCAGGTAAGGATAATCAGTGAGATCATAGGATATGACATTGATGTGAGATCGTTTGCAAGGGATATTGTTAAGCCGTACTTGACCAAGCATTTTAGTGGCTGCGACGTTGCGTTCAGTTATGGTGACCCGTCAGGTAGTTTTAGAGGTGAGGGTGAAGGTAAGTCGGCAATCTCGATATTGAACGATGAGTACAGCGATGGCACAGAGATGCTAGACATGGGGTTTATTACTGAGCCCGCACCGACAAACGATCCTACTAAAAGAACTGATGCTGTGGTTCGGTTTCTGTCAAAGATAACGAGTGATGGCAAGGTTGGGTTTACGATAGATAAGCGATGCAAGACGTTGATCGGCGGATTCAATGGCGGGTATTGCTATGTTAAATTAAGGGTATCTGGTAGCGAGAATATGTACAGATTAAAGCCGGACAAAGGGAAATTTTCTCATTCGCATGACGGTTTACAATATCTTTGTTTGGGCTTTATCGCAGAGATGAGCAAGGAAAGCGATGACATGAACGACGTGCCAGAAGTTAAGTCATCTAGCAATTTAGGATATTAGTGGTATCATATCGGTTAGTCACTGGCTGAAGTAGCCTCATACACAAGAGAGCTACTTCATGAAAAGATTAATAGAGTTTATTGACAGTGACAATATAGCAGAGTTGCTAGATGCCGAACAGTTGGCACAGGTGGCAGGACAAGTTAAGGAAACATTCAGAGTTGATTGGGAGTCGATGGCAGACTTTCGAGAGTTGACTGATAAAGGATTAGAGTTAAGTAAGCCAGATACTAAGCCTAGATCGACGCCCTGGGACGGTGCGGCAAACTTTAAATCGACTGCAATTATATCTGCGGCGATTGGTTTTGGTGATAGGGCATCGCTTGAACTGTTATCGAAAGAAAAAGATTTGTTTATGCTTGACATTATCGGCAAAGATGATGCTGAGAAGTCGAAAAAAGCCAGAGCAGAGAGAATCCAGACGTACGAAAACCACTGTTTACGTTATTCGATGCTTGATTGGGTAGATGAGCAGTCAAAATTACTTTATATGCTACCTGCCTATGGAACTGTATTCAAAAAGGTCTATTTTGACCCACTCGAACAAAGAAAAGTATCTACTCCGATTGTCTATCCCAATTTTGTTGTCAATCAAGCCACAAAAGTATTTGAGTCGTGCCGAGCGTTTACTGAATTGCACGAATTTAGCATCAATGAGTCGAAAGAATACATGGCACTTGGTTGGTGGAGTGAGATTGTCTTAGATTCGCTTGAAAATCCCGATCAAAATTCAACAGATACCTGCTATTTAGAGCAACATTGTTACCTCGATCTCGATGATGATGGGTATGCAGAGCCATATATTGTCACAATGCACAAAGAAACTGAGCAAATTTGCAGAATTGTTGCAGAATTTGGCTTAGATGACGTGATGGTTAAGATGGGCAAGGTTATTTCTTCATTGAGAGAGATACAAGAGAAGGGCGCGTTAGATATTGCGCTTGAATCGGCTAAGTTAATCAAGATAAACCGTGACATGAACATCGTTAAGTATGGATTTATCAAGGCAATCGACGGTACGTTCTTAGATGTTGGTTATTATTATATGCTGTCAGCGTTGACGCAATTAATTAACACAACAACTAACCAGTTAATTGATGGCGGTGCGTTAGCGAACACACCAAGCGGGTTTTTATCAAGAGAACACAGACAGCGCAAGGGTGACTCTCGGTTTAAGCCAGGTGAGTTCAAGCAAACTGACATACCTGCGATGGCATTACAGGCAAGCATATTGCCACTGCCGATCAAAGAGCCAAGTCAGGCATTATTTATGCTGAATGAGCAAACTAAGGCAGAGTTAGCGACGTTTGCTGCAGCACTTGATATGGAAGGATTATTAGGAAGCCATGTATCTGCGACTTCGGCACTGGTTGCGAGTCAGGAAGCATTAATTCCTCATAGTGCGATAATGAACAACATACTTAGGGCTCAATCGAAGGAGTTTGAGTTGCTTTATGACTTAACGGAAGATTATGTGACTGATGAGGAATACTCGGCAGTTATCGGAGAAGAAGCCTCGGTTGAAGAAGATTACGCGGATAAGAACATGATACGCGCTACAGCACAAAGCACGATGAACAATGTTGTTGTTGAGATGTATCGCTTAGAAGCTCTGATGGGTACAATACCGACAGTATTGCAGGCAGGCGGTAATGTTATGCCGATCATCAATGCGTACATTAAGAAAATCGGTGGCGTTAATATTGATGAAGTATTTAAGCCTATGAGTGAAGAAGAACAAATGCAGCAATCGCAGGCGATGATGGCACAGCAAGAGAAAGCATCGCAGTTAGCTGATCTTAACATTGCCATAGCACAAGGTCAGGTTGAGGCATTTAAGGCTGAACAGATAGCCGCACAGTCTAAGCAAGAAAATGAACGTGCTAAGCTGATGAGTGATATTGAGTTGAGTAAGGCTAAGGAACACTCTGAGATGGCAAGTGCGAGTAAGTTACAGTCAGAGGCAGAGGCTCAGTACATTGAGAACCAGTTAGTGGCTCAGGGAACTATGGATATTATTCGGCAAATGGCAGAGGATAAGGTTGAGGAAGATATGCAACCACTGCCAGAGGCAGGTGTGTAATGGGGATATTAAAAACAACACTTGAAGATATAATTAAGATTAAGAAAAAAACTGAGTTTGAATTAGCGCACTCCACAGCGCAAAAGAATGCAGCATTACCAATTGAGCAAGGAGGCTTAGGATTGCCAGAAAATAATACTGCTATGGATAGGGCAAAGGCGATGGGGTTTGATATTGATAATAAGCTTTATCATGGGACTAATAAAGATATATATGCCTTTAATCCAACTGACCACGATGAGATAGTAGGAAAGGGAACATCATTCACACCATCAAAAAAAGGAGCAAATGCCTATGCGCTTGATGATGCTTCAGCACTTAGTAATGGGATAAGACGGAAAGGACAAGGAAAAAAACTTCCTAATGACGAGGCTATTGAATTAAGTAAAGATGAAAACTTAGGATTTATAAATAAAGATGGGGAGTTAAGGATAGTTCAGCAGGGCAACATAAAAAATAAGGAAGACTTGCGTGGCAGGGAGTACTTCCAACTAAAAACAGACCCTACGGGCGCGAATGTTATACCCGCTGTTATAAATCGCACAGGTAGCATACATCTGAAAATTAGTGATGGGTATGATTACCCAGAAGATTTTGTTTTAGACCCAAAAAAAATCCGATCCCCTAACGCAGCATTTGACCCAATGCAGCGCAATAGTTCTAATATTTTAGCATCGTTAGGAGCAGGCACAGCCGTAGGCGCAGGCACGTTGTATACGCCAGAGTCTGAGGCAGGTGTAGTAGATTCAACTATAAAACAGTTAAACAATCTAGCAATGAGCAAAGGTCATTACATACAGCCTAGCACATTAGACAATAAACTAACCTTATACTCAAAGAGTGGTAAGTTGATCGGTAGGTATGAAAATCAAGAGGAGATAATAAATCAGCTCAATAACCCAATTACAAAAGAAGTAAAAGTAAAAAATGGGATAAAAGAAGCTAACCTACGTCAGAAAACTGATGAAATGCCAGATTTAAGTTATCGAGGCGGACATACAGCGCCTGTAAATCCAGAATATCATGCTCCATTATTTGAAATGAATAAAGTCTATCCTGATGATATTTATTCCAATGTTGCTAAAAGATATTACGGGCATGGCGGAAGTGAAGATATTGAATCGTTTAATGTGATTAATAAAGTAAAGGG